CTTACATCTTCAATACAAGAGGAAGACGATGAAGTATACGAAAGCAGTTAATATCTGGGACCCGACCATTGTCCAAGCCTTAGAGCAAGGCAATTTAAAGCTTCAGTGCGGCCAGTGGGTAAGGCTGGGCGACAACCCAAACCTTTCTCGGTTTGCTTACATCAAGCCCAATGGACACATCCGGGCATACCATTACCCAAAGGCAGTGAGTCAGTTCCTGTCTAATCACTCAAAGAAAAAGGCTTGACACGCCCGTTAACCTCCTGTATAATAGTTTTTGTGGACTTACAACTTACAGGAGGTTAACATTAGGTGTCACATATGTAATGTTGAACTGGATACAAATGAAATTCAGTTGGACCCAAGAGATGGTAAATACCTTCCATGTCCTACTTGTCAGTTTGTAATTGAAGAAGCAGTAAACGAATCTGAAGAGGACAGCTCTTGGTTGGATGAACTCAAGGAGAGCTTAGATGACTTCCTCGGTGGCGATAGCTGAACATCAACCATGTCCAATGTGTAAATCTTCAGATGCATACACATTGTATTCTGATGGACATGGTTATTGTTTTAGTTGTCAAGGTTTTAAAAAGAAGGACATAGAACCTATGAATGAAACAGTAGTGCTTAACAGACCACGCCCAAAGATTAATTTACCTGCTATGCCAGAGACCTTCTCTGCTCTGGAAGACAGGGGCATCAACCAAAAGACTGCAGAGAAGTATAAAGTTTCTTACAATGAGAATGGACCCTTTGTTCACCACTACCCGTACACAAGGAAAGGTGAGTACGTTGCTTCCAAGAAGCGTAAGCGTGATACAAAAGGGTTCGCATGGGCCGGAGACACGGGGAACTTAGACCTGTTTGGTCAGGGTACCTTTCCTGCTGGGTGCGCCCCCGCCATCACAATTGTTGAGGGTGAGTGTGATGCACTAGCAGCCTACCAAATGAACGGTGGGTTCCCCGTTGTCTCTGTGCAAAGTGCCTCTACAGCGGAGAGGGATGTTCGGACTAACTTCGAGTATCTCTCTTCGTTTGAGGAGATCGTTATCTGCTTTGATGCAGACGAGGCAGGATCTGAGGCAGCTATCAAGGTTGCCAATGCCCTGCCAATCGGCAAGGTACGTATTCTTTCCCTGTCTGAGCACAAGGACGCCAACGACTATCTGCAGTACGGCAAGGGGAAAAAGTTCAAGCAGGAGTGGTACAACGCTGCCAAGTACACACCTGCTACCCTCAAGACTGGTAAGCAACTCTGGGATGAGATCATCAATGTCCCTGATTATGAGACAGTCAGCTATCCTTTTGAGGGCATAGACAAGATGACCTACGGTGTCCGGCTGTCTGAGCTTGTCATTGTCAATGCAGGTCACAAGGTAGGGAAGTCCACCTTTCTTGGTGAGATAACCCACCACATCCTGAATAACACAGATGCCGGTATTGGTCTCATGCGACTAGAGGAAAGCAACAGGGACTCAGCTCTCAACCTCATGTCTATCGAGGCAAACAAACGACTACACCTGCCTGATGTGTGGGAACAGTGTACAACGGAGGAGATCCGTGAGTACTATGACAAGACAATGAACACAGACAGGATCATCATCTGGGATCACTTTGGATCTAACTCAATTGAGGCTGTCCTCAACCAGATCAGGAACATGGCAGCACTGGGATGTAAGTACATCATCCTTGATCACATCTCTATCATTGTCTCTGATCAGTCAGGGGACGAACGGAAACAGCTAGATGAATTAGCAACTAAGGTGAAGTCTCTTTGCATGGAGATCAATGTCTGTGTCCTTGCTGTTGTCCACCAAAACAGAGAGGGCAAGATCCGGGGCTCTGCAGGCATTGAGCAGTTAGCTAACATTGTGATCCGACTAGAACGTGACAAGGAACATACAAATGACTTTGTACGCAACAGCACCAAGGTTGTTATCTCAGACAACAGGTTCTGTGGTGTAACAGGTCTTGCTTGCTACTTGTACTTTGATCAAGAGACTGGTAGGATGCTTGAATACACGGAAGAGCAATTCCTTGAGTCTGCTGCTTCGGGAACCGTAGAAGGATGGTGAATTTGAAGGATGTACTTATATGACAGACAACTCAGAAACTACTGGGCACTCGACATTGAAACCGATGCTCTTGACGCAAGTCGTATCCACGTCTGCTGTGTTGAAAACCTCTCCACCGGAGATAAAAGAACGATCACGACTGCAGAAGAGTTTAGACTTTTTAAACAATCTGGGTTTGTGTATGTTACTCATAATGGCCTTAGCTTTGATATCCCTGTGCTTAATCGTCTATGGGATACTAAAATTAGGTTATCAAGGGTTGTCGACACTCTGGTCCTTTCTTACCTCTATAACCCGAATCTTCCACGACCCGCTGGTTATACAGGAGGGAAAGGTCCTCATTCACTCGACTGCTGGGGATACCGACTCGGAGACTACAAAATAGGTTTCCATGATTGGTCTAAACTGACAGACGAGATGATTGAGTATTGTCAACAAGATGTATCTATAACATGCGAGCTATACAGACGCCTATCACAAAAGCTTGTTGACCTTGGTTACTCAGAAGAGAGTGCCTTACTTGAGCACAAGTTCAGGACTGTCATCAATGATCAGGAGAGAAATGGTTTTAAGTTCAACCGGACAAGAGCCAACTTCCTCTACCTCAGACTTCGGAGTATGGAGTATGAAACTCAGGCCACCATCAGAAGCTTCTTCAAGCCGAAGGAGGTTCTCAAAGGAGAATACGCCTACAGAGAAAAAGCTAATGGAGAACCCTTTGCTTCGTATCTACGGCACTGTGAAGAAAGTCCCAAGATCGTCTTTAACAAAGACAAAACCAGATACAGGACCTTCACTCTCCAAGAGTTTAACATTGGAAGTCCCGTTCAAAGACTTGAACGACTGCTCGATCTTGGATGGAAACCTAAAAAGAAAACCAAGTCAGGAAAAAACTGGGCAGTTGATGAAGAGTCCGTGGTGGAGTTTGCCACATCTTCGGGTAACAAATATGTAGGGTTGATTGCTGATTGGCTTGTCTACAATGGCAGGGCCAACATGATCAGGACTTGGCTCAACGAACTACAGGAGGATAGTTGTATTCATGGCAGCGTCTCATCGTGCGGTGCAGGGAGCAGGAGATGTACACATAGCGCACCTAACACTGCAAACATACCATCGGTTTACGCAAGGTTTGGTGTCGAATCACGAAGTCTATGGGTTGCCAGACCTGAGAGAGTTCTGGTTGGAGCAGATGCTAGTGGACTTGAAGGGAGGGTCTTTATACATTATCTGGGTTCGGAGGAAGCCAAGACCTTCATGCTCGGAGACCCCCACACTGAAAACGCAAACGCTATTAGTCGAGCAGTTGGTTTTGAGGTTTCAAGATCGTCAACTAAGAACCTTTTCTATGCAAGACTTTACGGAGCTTCCGATAAAAAGCTTGGGTCAATGCTGGGAGGCAACAGATCCTTGGGTGAAAAAGTTAGGTCTGCAATTGACACTAACATTCCCGGGTTTGAGAGTCTCGTCCAAAGCATCGGACAAGAGTACGAAAAAAATGGTGGAAGACTTCAGACGGTCGACGGAGGTTTTGTCTCCTGCCCAAGTCCTCACGCTGCCCTAAACTACAAGTTCCAGAGTTGTGGAGCACTCATCATGAAACAAGCTGCTATCCTGTTGTCTGACAGGATACGAAAAGAAGGGCTTGACTGTCTAAAAGTTGGTGATATACACGACGAGTGGCAGTTTGATGTTGCTCCTACCCACGCAGAAAGAGTAGGAGATTTAGCATGTAGAGCAATGACACAAGCAGGTAAGGTGTTGAACCTTAACATTAAAATTGAAGGTGAATACAAGATCGGAAGAAATTGGGCAGAAACCCATTGACATTGTTTTGATCGTGTGTTATAATACTAATATGTTCAGTAACTAAGGAGTCGATGAAAGATGATCCTCAAAGATGTAACAGTAAATTGGTGCAAGCTTCTTGGAGCACCTCGGTTGAACTACAATGAAGACGGTCACGAATGGACGGTTGATATTGTTGTAGACAAAGACCAACAAAAAATGCTCATGAAAAACAATGTAGGAGACTACTTCAAGACCAACGATAATGGAGAGACATTCTTCAAGTATCGTCGGAACTCAGAGAAGCCTGATGGGTCTCCTGCAGCACCAGTAGATATCTATGATGAGTACGGAGATGCTTGGCCCCAAGACCGCCTGATTGGCAATGGTTCTAAGGCGGAAGTAAAATTACTCATGGTAGAGATGAAACGAGGCAAAAATCGTGGTAAGTTCAAGCCAATTGTTCTTGCCCTGAAGATCACTGACCACGTTTCATATAGCGATGGTGAAGGGTTTAGTTTCAAAGCTAAGACCGGAGCCATTCCACAAGAAGCGCAAGGAGATAGTGACTGGTGATTTCGTTTCTCATAGGAGTTTGGACAGGCGGTGCCCTTCTGAACTTCTTAATCCAAAACCATGAGAGGCCATTTGAAAGCTCTTATAGTATTTTCCAAGAGTTTTTTATCTGGCCTTACAGGGTGTACCAACTGTACAGAAAGTAAAATATAATGATAGACAATCTGATAGAAGACATCTACAAAAGACTTGAGACACCTCAAGAGGTGAGCGAAGAGAACATAGATATTTTCTGTGACAATCTCAAAACTCTCCTTAAGGATCGCCTGTCTGAGGGAGAACGTTCTCCATTCCTTCGTATGTCTTCTATTGGTAAATGTTCTAGACAGGTATATTACGATCTGACAGAAGAGGAAGAGGGTGAGAAGCTTCTACCCCACACAAGGCTCAAGTTCTTGTACGGGGATCTTATTGAAGAGCTTGTCCTCTTTCTTGCCAGAGAGGCCGGTCACAAAGTTACAGACCAACAAAAAACTGTTGAGCTGGACGGAGTGGTCGGCCACATTGACGCAATCATTGACGGCAATCTTGTTGATGTTAAAAGTGCGTCTAAGTTTGCCTTCAAAAAGTTCAAAGAAGGTACCTTGGCAGAGGATGATCCTTTTGGATACGATCTTCAACTATCAGGGTACTCCGCCGCTCTTGGAGATATTGACGGTGCCTTTCTTGCAATGAACAAAGAGTCAGGAGAGCTTGCTTTACTCAAGAGATCCTCTGACTATATGAAGATGAACTTTCCTCACAAAAAGATTGAGAACCACAAAAAGAACCTACAGTCAGATTCACCACCAGATCGTCCCTACGAACCCGTACCAGATGGTAAGAGTGGAAACATGAAACTGGGTGTCAATTGTTCTTATTGCTCTCGTAAACAAGTGTGTTGGAGTGATAGTAATGATGGCAATGGTCTTAGGAAGTTTGTTTACTCCTATGGCCCTGTCTTTCTAACCGAAGTTGCTCGAACCCCTAAAGTTCCAGAAGTGGATATGTAATAATGGATGACGATGATGATGATAACATCTTTGAGTTTCCAACTAAATCAAGCTTCAATTCCGGGATTGAGTTTGTTCAGTACCACACCATTAGATTTACAACTAAGTATGATGAAGTAGAGACAAAAGAAATGAAGGGCATCCTTGTATCAATGGGACCCTTTATTGCTATTATGTCTCACGGAGCAGAGACCCCAGAGTTTCTTGTCCCTTCCCATCGTGTTGTAGATATTAATTCAACACCAATACCGGAGATTAGCAATTAGAAACCACGCCAAGGCAGGGACAAAGTACAGATCTCAGTTGGAAGGCAGAATTGCTAAACGACTAAGAAACCTTAAAATGAGGTTTACTTATGAAAGTATTTCTTTTCCTTACATACTTGAGAAGGTGTACACTCCCGATTTCGAGTTAGACAACGGAATTATTTTAGAGGTGAAAGGTGTTCTTGATAGACAGTCACGAGTAAAGATGGCCGCAATCAAGAAACAATATCCAGAGAAAGACATTAGGTTTATCTTCCAAAAGCCACATAACAAAGTTCCCGGACTAAAGATGACCCACGCAGAGTGGGCAGAAAAGTATGGGTACTTGTGGTACGGAGAGAACGACTTTAAAACAAAGGACTTAACATAGCCATGATTAAAAACAAGATCCATCTTAAACTTGCATCAGACCTCCAGCACTGTGCCAAGCTCATGTACCAGATTGGGTTTGAGTATGATGCTCACACTGTTTACGGTATTGCCTCTCGTGTAGAGGAAGGACCAGAAGCAAACAAAGAGCCAGAGGAGACGGAGAAAGATGAGGAGTAAGATACACTTAGTTATTCCTGATTCTCATGCCAGCCCGGACCACCACAATGAACGATACACCTATCTCTCCAGACTCATCTGCGATCTCAAGCCCGATGTTGTCGTCGATATTGGAGACTGGTTCGATATGGCTAGTCTTTGTTCATACGATAAAGGCACTAGAGGCTTCCACGGACGCCGATATCAAGCTGATATTAGCGCAGGCGTCGAGGCTCAGGACAGGCTTATTACACCTCTCAGACAGCGAAAGAAGAAGCTACCTAGGTTCATTCGCTGCTTGGGTAATCATGAGAATCGAATCGTCCGAGCTATCGAAAGAGAGCCAGAGCTTCTTGAGGGCACCATTGGCCTTAATGACCTCCAAAGTAAAGAGTATGGCTGGGAAGAGTATCCCTTTAACGAGGTTGTTAATGTGGATGGGGTTAACTACGCCCACTACTTTGTCTCGGGAGTCATGGGACGACCAGTATCGTCTGCTCGTGCTCTCCTACAGGCACAAAATGCAAGCTGCATAATGGGCCATACCCACACCTTTGAGTACGCTACCAAAGCAAACATCGAAGGTCGTCGGTTCCATTCCATCTTCTGTGGCGTCTACCAAGACTACACACCTGACTTTGCATCTACGTCTTCCTACTTGTGGAGACCCGGAGTACTGGTACTCTATGGTGTAGAGAACGGAGACTTTGATATTGAGTGGGTATCAATGAGAAGGATTAAGGAAGCCTATGGATGAGTTTTATGAAAAAGTAAAACAATACTTTACACCAGCAGAGCTCATAGATTTTCTAAACCCATCTATGGATCAGGTCCTAGGGTGGGCAGAGGATCTTATCCTAGAACGATATGCAGATCTTGTTGATGAGGTTTGTTTTGAATTTACTGTTGACGAGGAGGACGACTCTTGGTAAATGTGACCAGACAAAAGCACTACGAACAATATGAAGTACAACCTATTGACTTCATTGTTCAGGTAGCTGGACCAGAGTGGTGTGCTGGAAACGTTATCAAGTATGCCTCCCGTTACAAGGAAAAGAATGGCGTAGAAGATGTCTACAAAGCAAAACACTATTGCGAGATGTTGATTAATATTTTAGAAGGACGAGGGCCAAGAGACTATGGATAACTACCAACGACTAATTGCTACAAGCCGATACTCTCGGTGGATTGAAGAGGAGAACAGACGAGAGACGTGGGAAGAAGTTGTTGATCGTTTCTACTCTTACATTGAAGAACAAGTACAGGACTTTATCACTCCCCAGCATCGTACAGAACTGGATGATGTTCTGGAAGCTGTCCCTGCTGCCATTACAAATCTTGAAGTCATGCCCTCCATGCGAGCCCTCATGACCGCAGGCCCTGCTCTTGCACGGTGTAATGTAGCAGGATACAACTGTGCCTACATTCCTGTAGACAGCCTTCGCACATTTGATGAGGCTATGTACATCCTGATGTGTGGTACAGGTGTAGGCTTTAGTGTGGAGAAAAAGAATGTGGACAAGCTCCCTGTCGTTAACGAGCACTTTGAGGTATCTGATACAGTCATTGTTGTTAAAGACAGTAAAAGTGGATGGGCACGGGCCTTTAGAGAGCTCCTGTCCCTTCTTGTCTCTGGACAGATGCCTAAGTGGGATGTATCTAATGTTAGACCCGCAGGAAGTCGCCTCAAAACTTTCGGAGGGCGAGCAAGTGGTCCTGAACCCCTCGAAGCACTCTTCAACTTTGCAACAGACATGTTCCGTAATGCTGCAGGTCGAAAGCTCAAACCAATTGAATGTCACGATCTCCTTTGCAAAATCGGAGAGGTTGTTGTGGTCGGTGGTGTTCGACGATCTGCACTTATCAGCCTCTCAGACCTAGACGACTATGAAATGGCACGAGCTAAGTCTGGTAATTGGTGGGAGTCCCACCCTCATCGTGCCTTAGCAAACAACAGCGCGGTGTACAATGACAAACCAAACCCCGGACAATTCATGCGAGAGTTCAAAGCCATCTATGACTCCAAGTCAGGAGAACGTGGCATCTTTAACCGCCAAGCAGTGGTTGAACAAGTTAAGCGGAATGGACGAAGAGAGTTTGAGGGCATTGATTTTGGCACAAATCCTTGCTCTGAAATCATTCTCCGGCCCCACCAATTCTGCAACCTTACTGAAGTGGTGGTACGACGCACTGACACAGTTGAAGACCTTAGACGAAAAGTCAACATCGCAGTGTTCCTTGGAACAGTCCAAAGTCGATGGACAGACTTCAAATATCTTAGACGCATCTGGCAAAAGAACTGTGAAGAAGAACGGCTCCTCGGGGTTAGTCTTACCGGCATCTATGACAACCCGGAACTTGCGCTCAACGGACAAGTCCTGAAAGAGCTTTGAGACTATGCTGTAGCACAGAACAAAGTGTATGCTGAGATCTTTGATATCAATCAGTCTGTAGCAGTCACCTGTGTCAAGCCTAGCGGCACTGTCTCTCAGTTGGTTGACTCTGCTTCAGGCTTGCATCCTCGTCACAACAGTCACTACGTTCGGACAGTACGAGGAGACAACAAAGATCCTCTAACTGAGTTTCTCAAAGCATCAGGGGTTCCAGCAGAGGCAGACTTGATGAACCCTAAATCTACCACGGTCTTTTCTTTCTACATGAAGGCACCAGAGGGTTCTGTAACACGAGACAAGATCTCTGCTATTCAACACCTTGATGACTGGCTTGTCATGCAGGAGAACTGGTGTGAGCACAAGCCTAGTGTGACGGTAAACATCAGGGAAGAAGAGTGGCCTATCTTTGGTGGCATGGTGTACGAGCACTTCGACAAGATGACAGGCATTGCCATGTTACCTTACTTTGAGCACACCTACAAACAGGCACCTTATCAAGACATAAGTGAAGAGGAATACAATGACGGAAAACAACGAGAACCCGAAATCAACTGGGACCTCCTCCCGGACTACGAAAAAGAGGACACCACGACAGGAAGCCAAGAGCTCGCCTGCACCGGAGGCTCCTGTGAGTGGAACGGAATTGGAGAAGCCGCATAAAGAAAAGCCCCCGAAGGTATTAACCTTTGAGGACTTTCAGTTAAAGAAGTCTGGTTATGCGGGGTTTTGGGACTTTGTAGCTCCTAACGGAGAAGTCTTTGGCCCTTATACATCAAAGAGCAGAGCCAGACGAGCTGTGTTTGAATACATAGCTAATGCCTAGCAGAGTAGCCCCCGGAGAAATCTGGGGGTTAATCTTCTTTGTCTTCCACCAAACGTTTGTAGCTTGTCATTTCCTGACGACGCATAATTGCTTCACGCTCTTCAGGATTTTCATCAAGGTACCGGAAAGCACGTTGGCCGGATGTCTCAGGAAGCCGTTGGTTCTTGAAGAAGTTACCGACTGACTCAGTAACTGTCTTTACAGAGCGACGCACTCCTGCTGGGATCTCATAGCCCCGGGCTTGCATATTCTCAGGAAGACCTGCAATACGCCGCATCTGACGCCTACGACGATCTCGTGGGCTTTGCCCTTTGTTACGTCCTTCTGAAGGGATCATTGGTAGTTTCCTCCGTACCTTTTACTCATTGCCTTTTTCATTTTCTCACGGCGCTGGGTCTGTGCAACTGACATTCCAAAGTCGGTGTCCTGTTTGGCAGATGGCCGTGGGGGTTGAGGATTAGGCACAGGGCCAAAAGTCTCAAGGGCTTCACGATCTTTGGTTTCATATCCACGCATCGCTGTTCCGATAGGTCCGTTAGGAACTCGTTGTGTTCTGGGTCTAGGCATCTTATTTCCTTTTCTTTGCTGGTCCGTACTTCTTAGCAAGACCTTTGCTTTGCTTGTACACGTTGGCTTTTGGAGCTGCTGCTTTAGCAACCTGCTTTAACATTTTTCTAGCCATTTTTCTTGTCGTCCTCTGTTATGTCTTTAATGTCTTTGATGACTTCTGTTATGGTTTTTCCCTGAATCCGTATCAGGGTTGCAGGTCCTGTGAGAGCAGCAATAGCTGCTACAATGTAATCCCAGTCTGAGATCATTGGTGTTCTGTCAACGACAAAACCAAGGATGGAGGCAAACAGGAACGCTGCAAAAAATCCTACCACTCTTGTCTTTAAAGGAAGCTTACTCATCAGTAGAGCAGCCGCTGCAAGGCCAGCAGAGATAAACATTATCTCCAAATTGTGTATCCATTTATCCATTGTTGTTATACCACTTAACTAGTTCTTCATGTTTTAAGGCACACTTTTTGGCTTCAGCAGCCCAACTCTCTGATACGTACTCTACAATACTTTGCACTTGTTCTTGAAGACTTAGTTGTTGCCACGCATCAGGCCCAACATCTAAGGTGTCCAGCTCTACCTTACAGGGTTCTTGTAAAGCCTCGGGTAAAGGTTTTGGTGGTTGTGGTATTTCAATTATCCGAACTTGTGGTTCTTGAGATAGTATTGAGCAACCCGACAACACTGTAGTCAAGCTGACAAGTGGCGCTATCCACAATGATCGGCTGCTCCTTGACAACACGTTCGATCTCCTGTATCACTATTTCTTTTTCAGCATTTACTTTATCAGAAAGGATCCTATTAGATGCAATCAATTCCTCAAGTTTCACCTGCTGTTGAGCAATTGCTTCACGAAGAGCTTCTTCAGCAGCGGCATCAGCTCGGGCTATCTTTGCTTCGTATCTTAACGTCGCTTTCTCATAACCTTGCTGATAGCCTGCTGAACGAAGATATAACCCTGTGGCACCCAGAGCTATCCCCAATCCTGCACCAATCCATAACTTTGGTCCGAAATTTAGAAGAGATAGAAATACGTTTAGCACTACCAAGCACCCCACTGATATAGTGACCCATCAGCTTTCGGAGGACGACTATCAACATGTATAAAAGTTTTGTACCGCCCTATTGCAGTGAATCCAGTTTTAATCGCCAGATCCTCAAGCTCCCTTCCCATCTCAGTGTCATCAATGTGGATATCAAAAGCTCGACCAAATACGTGTTGACTTGTAGGACTTCCACCGACCCTAGAGTTGTGTTTTGGATCTCTGTATCCGCTATTGATGATGAGAGGTGCGTCGTAAATATCTCTAAGAGTTTGCAGCAAGATCAACGCTACCTTAGAGATCTTGAGGGAACCGTCACCCTTGGAAGCGAGCTCTTTGGGACTGAAGTTGGGAGCTAAGTCTTCCCACTCTGCAGCCTGCTCAAGACTCATCTCTGTCCAGTGAGGGGCCTCAAAGTAGTTCATTACTTAGGACTTCCATCAGGGTTAAGACCCCAGTGGTGGTAGCGGTTCTGATAGTTTTCTAGTCCATCAATAATCAAGAACTCAGCCATTGCATCTTGCACTTGAGGGCTAAACTTTGTTGTTGAAGGGTCAAGACCAAGAGCCTCGGCAGCAAACATCATTGTATTACCTACAATCTGGTAGCGACCAATAGGAGTGGCAAGTTCTTCTGTCCCTCTCACTCGTTTAACGTAGTCTCCGTAGTCTCCACGACCCCACTGAAACAATTCACCAATGGTCATGTCAAGAACATTGACGTCTGAAAACTCATCTAGGTGAGAGTTGCCAAAGAGTGTTCGATAGTCTCGTGTACCGCCATTTTCTTTCTGGTCAATAACATTATACGTGTTATCCATAAATATTGAGACACTGGCAGGTCGTGCAGTTGCTGCCTCAAAGTCTGTACGCAATGTTTCAAGAGCGTCATTAAATGTAACTCTTGTTTGAACTTGAGCAGGAGCTTCTTCCGGTACATTAAACATAAGGTCATCTGCATTTCTGGTAGCAAGATAAACCCTCACCCCTTTTGTGTCTTGTAGCTGTTCTGGAAGATCTTCCAAAGGCATGTTATCAGACATAAAATCAATAGACCTGTTTAGGTATTCTGCACGTTTTTCAAACTCACGAAGAGATACATTACCGCCTTGGGTTCCTCCACGACGAGCAGCCCTTACTCGCTCTCTTTCAGGTCGTAAATCATTAACTTCGTAACGATCTGTCTCTTTGTTAAAGACAATCTCAAGACCAGCTCCTTGTCGGGTGTCTCTATCAGAGATAAAACGCATAGCTGCATGAGCTCGCTCTACTGCGTTCAATTGCATCTTAAGAGCCATAGAACCCTGTGCGTTAAATTGTTCTTTGCCCATCACTGTCTGAAGAGCAATCTCATTCATAGGACGAGCAAAGAAGTCAATAATTTCCTCTGCATTATTATTTGTAATTGTTTGAGGAGACAACTCTGAAGCAAAAATACCAAGAGCTATAGTCTGGTACGAGTAGTCAAGAAAGGTTTGATCAGAAGGATCAACAACCCCACCACTAAGGGCAACCATACTTCCTTCTGCTCCAACTCTTGTAATGGTAAGAGCTCTGGACAGATTTTCTGGATTTATATCAGGAAGACTGAACTCTCCAAGACGAAGTTGTTGTGTTTCATTAAACAGATTTGCCGCTTGCCTTCCAGCGTCTGACGGTATTCCTCTTAGCCAACTAGAGTAATCTCCTACAACTTGCCGCACAATATCCATATTTTGAGCCGCAACTAAGTTAGCTAAACCGTCTTTACCCAAGGCACTTTCAAGAGCAAAAAACATAGGTACAGCTTCAGCCAGATTTAACTGATTCTGGACTCTAAGATCATCTAGAAGGGCGACTCTATTAGCAGCTTGGCTCAGATCTCCAGTAAAAATCTCTTCAATGGTATTAATAATTGTATTATATTGATTTTCAACTGCTGTGATATCATCTTCAAGAGCCTCTTCAACTCTCATAGCTGAAACACTCTCAGCAGCATACGTCCTCATACTTGCAATCATCTGTCCTGCCTGAGCTCTTACATCTCCATAGTCTTCAGCAGATTCAGCTTGATTTGCTAAATTGGTGAGCTGGTTAAGCACAGGAGTGAGCCTAGAGTTTGCATGAGCTATATGCCCCAGTCTAAGATTGGCGCTGGCTCGACGTCTAAATTCAATTGCTTCTGCAGTCCCAGCCTCTAAAAGAGCTTTGGCTGTCTCAGCCTCTTGTTGCGCTCTTACAAGATTAGCATCAGCTTGAAGTCTTTCAAGACCCAAAGCAATCTGTTGTTCAACAGAAATACTCATGTCAGGAGGTATGTTTGTTATTTCTCCTGTTTCCTCATTTCTAATGGGAATAGAGGAGGTGGCATAAGTTTCAAGTGCCTTGTTTCTGAGATTTATTTGAGTGGCTAAAGTTCCTTCGTAAAGAGCTTGTTCTGCGTAAGCTTCTCTGAAGAGGATTTTATCAACGCCCTTTGACACCAAATCAGTCATAATTTCAGAACGAGCTTCTGGATACTCGTCCATAATTTGAGCGATTCTTTGATTCAAAAGAACAGCCCTAGCTACAGGACGCATCTCTCCAGTTTGAGCTGTGCCAGCAATCTGCTCAATTTCTTGAGCTTGAGCTTGATATTCGGGACTGTTGACAACGCTTTCACCGCCACCAGTACCAGTATAATAGTCAAATATTGCTCCTGCTGCTTCATCTCGACCCTCAGAAACCCGTCTTTTGTTTAGGAGTTCTTCTTGTTGTCTGCGTTCAGTTCTCCGATCAGAAATAAGATTAGCCGCCTGTCTGCCCAAATCAGCAAAAGCTCCAAACACATCAGGCATTGCTTTTTGCTCTGATTGTTGCATTGGAGGGACTGGAGCGCCGGGAAGTTGTTGTGTAAACTCAGCCATTATTTAGTTGCCTCTAGTTCAGCTTTCTTTTCTCTAACATTGCGAGAGATACTCTCATAGACAGGATCAGGAGTAAACCTATTAGCTCTCTCAAGAGCATCAAAGAGCAGTTCATCAGGTATTACTTGAGTGAAGAGATACATTTCATTTGCAATATCTCCAGTCTGAGGATACCGCGCTGCAAACTTTGTTCTATAGTCAATAAGAATTTGAGCTACATCTTCTACAGCTTTTTTGCGATCTCTCATCCAGTTTACTTTGGCATTAATGTCCTGTACTTCTCCCATTGGAACACCAAACAAAGAGGCAATTGCATCCGACTTGGTTCCTTCAGCGAACAGAACAGTACCAGAAGAGCTTTCAAGAGTTCCATACTTCCACAGAGCATAAAACTTTAGAGAGTTATTGACTGTCGATATATTTCTAAATACGTTCTCTACTTGGTTTCTGGTGACAGGTCCCAGTGGTTGCCCTGCTCCAGCCTCAAGAGCCATCCACTTAAAGAGATTGCTTGTGTCTTCTGCAAAGTCACTGAAGATACTGGCAGATGCACCACCAAGAACCTCAAAGGTAGAGGCATCCCCATACCGACCAGCACCAAACAGTTCTCGTATAACGTCTGTGTGGAAGTGTCCAATACCGGCTCTCTCAGAGAACGCCAGATCGTTGCCAGTTACAACAGAGATGATAGTATCAATCAGACCTCTATCCATTACAAATTGAACAGGCTTTTCTTGCAGATTAGGAGTTTCGCCTGCCTTGCCCTTGAGAAACTCACTGGCTTGTGCCAAAACGGGAAGACCAATTGATCCGTAAAGAATATACTGACCAGCAACCAATTGTATTTTTTCTTGTACTGTGAACTGACGACCAAATGCTGCTTCCAATACACGGTTCTGATATGCCCAGAACTGAGTAGGAATACTCAAGATCCCTTTCTGGTAGGCAGCAGAGCTGGCCTCACTCATGTTCAGTGAGAGATCCTCTGCTTCTTGGAAAACCCTTTCAAGAAACGTCTGACGATCCAAATTAGGAGAACGTTCTTTTACTCGACGCCACGCCATCTGCCAAGCAGTTGTACGGTTCCAACGTTCAGCTTCGTAGAAGAAGGTACGCCCAAGCTCCCGAGCATCAGTTCCAATGCTGCCTGTCAGGTTAAACCCAGTAGACAGGTTCATGTCGTTGATCTGTACTTGAGAAGAGTTGACATCAAGAAAACCGCCACGGCGTAGTTCTGTAGCCATGTCAATAAATTCTTCTGTTGAGTCAAACCCAAATGTACGACCCTTCATAGCTTCTGCAAATGAATCCATGTCGTTGTACTTGGTGTTCATGACCCGAAGGAAAGGAGTAGCATACATTGCTTGCATCCCCTTCTTTGGATCAATTGATGTAGCAGCCAACATGGTTGTAATCTGCATTGGGAACTGAGCTACGTTAAAGAGGCCCAGCTTTGCATCAAAGATATAACCTCTAAGCTTTGAAGTAAAGTCTGATTCGTCTAACCAATTAACAATAGACGCTGCTTTGTTTGTCCCAACGATGTTACTTGACTCAAGATACTCAACCAAGTTACGGGTCAAGCTCTTAGCAGTCATTTGTTCTGGAGTTGTCCAGTTCAAAGTTCGCATGATGGTTTGTCTTTGCTGTTCAGCAGCATTAACAATAGGAGCAGGAGTGTCTCTCCTAAACTGCCCTTCTACAAATTGACGAGAGATGCTTTTCTTCCCAGTCACATCAAGATAATCGCCATAGGTTTTAAGCCACTTACCCATTGCCCGTTGTTTATAGACAGAGAAGCCAACAAGATTAGAGACAGAACCAAGAGCCCTATTGACGGTTTCAAATGCATCAAGGGTGGGCAGCTCTTCTCCTTGGGGATCTGTCAAGGGCTTACCTTTAGGTGAGTAGTACATCCGTCCTTGAGTTTGTACTTGAGACAGGTATCCGGGCACTCCTTCACCAGAATCTCCTACAATGGCGTTAGGGTTTTTTGCATAAGCAGAAGGAAGTTCCCTATCTCCTACCACCTCAAAGAGTTCATCTAGATTGATATAACCATCTTCTACGTCATTCCAGAAGTCATCAGCATTATCAACAAGATCAGAAAGAGCATCCCTAGCTTGCTCTTCTGTACGCTCTCCAGCGCGATACTCTCGCATTACTTTAATGCCAAGGTTGTGCCGCTCTACCCAGTCTTCAATATCTGCTTTTTTAGTAGCACCTTTCCAAGTCTTAGCAGCCCCAAGAAACTTCTCGCCCGTATCTGCCTGACGCATAACTGATGCTTGTTTTGCAAAGTGCCGCACCTTGGGTGAGTACATGCGGTGTCCACCGGGACGATATGGTATTTGGACATTAGCTAGTGGGCTGATTGATACTTCACTTTTCCTGACAAGAACATTACTAATGTGTATATCTCCAGCTTGATACGGCACAGCCATTGTACCTTCCAGCTTGATTAATACGTAACCCTGTTCTTCAAGTTCTTTTGGATTGTACCGTCTAAGGTCATCATCAAGATAGTGAAAACCCTTAGTCGCATTGTACGTCCGTCCTTCAGGAAGACGAGCAGGCAGAGACCTTTCTACCTTAGCGTTTCGAGCAGACATAAAGAAGCCTTCAGGGATCTCAATAGAGACTGTCTGAAGACCTTTAGCATTTGCAAGACTGAGAGCTTCGTCGTTTCTTAAGGTGTACTCCACATCGTTAAGAACTCTATACGCAGAGTATGCGTCATAGAACCGTTTAGGTGTTACACCATCCGTCAAATTAAAACGGTCGTTGTACATAACGTCAATCTCTCTACGGGTAAGCCACTTACCTTGACGTTCACCTACTTGAATAATGTCGCTTAGAGCACGTTGTTCTCGTTTCTTAAGAGCTCTAAATATTGGAACAATTTTCTTATTGATAGTCGATATAAGACTGTTACGACGACTTGCGGACATAACAGCAAGACCAAATAGATCTTCGCTAGATAGTTGACGACCACCAAGAACAAACCGGCCAATGCCCCAGTTGCTCTTTACATCCGTGATTGGAGCGTAGAAACCAGCCTCTTCAATCGGAAACTCAATCTCCGCTGTCCACCCTGTACCCTCTGGAGCAGGGCTTATATCTGCTTTAACAGGATCAGCTTGAGTTCTGGAGGCTTCTAGGTCAGCTCTTTGATCTTTGAACCTACGTATATCTTTCTTAAGATCTCTTTCTTGTTGACGAAGAATCCGTGTTGCATCAAGTCGAGCCTTACCAGACAGATCTGCAACTAGAGCAAAACTTTGTTTAACTTCTTCAAGGTCTTTCTCTGCTTTAAGGATTTTACCAGAAAGAAGTTCAAGGTCTTGGTCAAGTTTGCTTGTAGGCTTTACGCCTTCTTCCATTCGCGTTTTAAACGGAGTGTCTTTAAACGTAAGCGGTTTTGTTTCACCCTTCTTCAAGAAATAAGATGAACGACCTACATCAGAAGAAGGTATCTTTAGCTCATCAATAGCGTCAGAATGTGTCATTCCATCAGGAAGAGAGATCTTATTGCCTTCTTTAGTTACAAGAATCTTAACCTCTCCAAACTGAGAGTTAGCAACAAGTCTATCAAGGGTCTCTTTAGATGGGTTTACTTTGTATCCAGATGCAGAAACAGCGTCCCCAACATTGACATTTCTCAGAAAGATATCAATGACAGGATCTTGCTCTGGAGGTAGAGGTTTTGCGGCTCTTTTTCTGACTCTGGGCTTAGGTGCTGCTTTTCTTGTAATCAAAGTATCAGGAGCAAAATTACCAGCGACGTCCTCTGCTCCACGGAGGTACTCCACTCTAACGGGAATTGTTCCTCGCTTGCTAGCAACGGCCTCAGCAACTCTGTTGTTACCTTCCACGATAAAGGCTTGACCATCCTCGCGCACCTGAACCAAAATAGGTGAAGGCTCATAGCCTTTTTCTTCAATAGACTTTTTCAGCCTTTCAGCTTTGAAGCCTGTGCCTCTAGTCAGTTCTTCGCCCTGAGCACCCGGAAGAGCGTTGAGCCTGTTCACATCAATCTCGACGTTCGTCTTGGTGTACGCCGTAACATTTGCTGGCCCAACGGTTTTTAAATATGAACCTTCCTCGGCAGTTTCTCGAAGTTCCGCCGCTTGACGCCGCTTGCTTTCAAGCCACTCTTCATTCGGATAGTAAGTTCGCGTGACTAAATCTTCTTCTGGCTTTGCCGCCTCTCTTGGTTTTCTTGGGGGTCGCGGAGAGTCTGCACCAATCTTATTTACGTATTGAGGATCGTAACCCTGACCTCTAAGAAAACGAGTGAGGTTGTTGAGGTTAGCAAATCTACCGCCTTTAGCTGTTCCCATCTCTACAACAAGAACAGGGCTTTCAATCCCAGAGGAGTCTGTCCGAGTACGAGTACTTACATTAAGAACTCTTTTGTCCCCGAACTGGTTTCTAATGTTTTTTAGTTGTGCTTCAATTGCAGCAGAGAGCTCATCTCGACTAAGACGAGAAAGAAGAGGACGTTGTATTTCAAGAACATCAATTAATTGACGACCAGTATCGTAGCGTCGTGTGGCCTCTGCACCAACATTAATAATGGAAGATCCAAGATCAGGATTTACAATACTGGGAAGTGTGCTATCAATAACATCATCTACAGTTTCACCAGTTGTCTTTCTAAGGGCTGACTCACCTTCATTCTCTACAATACTCAGTAGACGAGAAAGAGTTTCAGCAGACGAAGAGCGTGACCCCCCTCTAGCCAAAGTCTTTACAAGACCAAGAGCCTTACCTGCCTTGATAGCTCCAAACAAAAACAAAGGACCATTATCAATTACATCTAATGTATTTTTAAATGTAGGATCTACACCCATCATCAGCTCACCAATAAGGGCTGCTTCATTGACGCGGTTATTGTATCCAAGTATTGTTGATGATTGCTTGAAATTATTTAGAGTATTTACAAGAAACTCTTCATTAAACTCTTCAGGACTCATCTGCCAAAATGCAGCAGTCTCTTGAAACTGAGCCCCGCCAGAAACAACATTCTGAAAGAAACCGTTAGTCACTCTGTCTGTTTCTACGTTACCAGTGGCTCCAATAGAGTTTTGAAGGGGCAACATGAACAAAGCATAATCAAGAATTGTTTTGATAAGCGGGGCGTCCCCTCGCATAGCAGTTTCTCTGGCTACCACCTCTTGAAGCAGCGCCAACCTAGCATCAGTTTCAATCCGTTGCTCTAAGAAGTTTGGCAGTTCATATGCTCTTTCAAGAAGTCGTGCTTCTTCAGGATCAAGGTTCTGTAAGGCAAAGACGTTCTGAGTAGCGTTCTTTTGAGTTGGTTGACGTTCTTCTCTTTCTTGTTCCAAAAGATCGGCTATGATAGCAGAAGACTGGGCATAGAAGTTTGTGTCTTGTTGAATGAATGGAGCCATAGAGGCTGCATTTCTAAGACGTTCTGCTCTATTCTTTTCATAGATGTTTTTTGACAATCCAGCTCTAAGTTGTCGATCAATCAATTGATACCTTGACCGATAAAGATCAAAGAAATCTACGTCCTCTGGAGCAGATGTAAGTTCTGCTAAGGCCGCTGTTTGAGCTTGACGAGATGTATCTCCTACAGGAGTTGTGTCCTCAGACCTAAAAAAGACCGGAGTCTCCTCTTGTGGGATAGGAGCAAAGACAGTAGAGATGTCAGAAGATTCTGTCATAGATTAACCTGTAGCGTCCGTACCTGCACCTTCAGTCTGAGACGGTTTTGTTGGAGCAAAACTAGCTGCAGCCATAGAGAAGTTTGCAATGCCACCAAACAAGTTAGAAACGTTCTGACTCATCATGGCATTACCCATACGATCTGCTGCCTGATCCCCCAAGCTTTCCATCTCTAGGCTAAATCCAAGATTGCCTCTGAGCTGACTCATTACGGAACCTACACCACCAGCAGTACCAGAGGTGTCCATAGCCCCTGTACCAGCAGCAGACGCAGAGATACGAGCCCGTGCAATACGTGCAGCCCTAATCTGCTCCTGCCTTTGTCGTGCAGCTTGAAGCTTTGCTCGTTTGTTCTGAGCTCTAGCAGCATCCCGTTGGGCATCAGCGGCTTCATTAGCAGCGACAAGAGATCCTGCAGTTGCAACTGTTGCGACAGTTAATGCAGCTATTGTTGTGAAAGCGCTCATTGTCTACTTTTCCTTATACCAGAAAGTCTCGCGGGGAACGTATCCAGCTTTTGCAAACATTTTATTATATCTTTCGTTATTCTGATCTGCATAAAATAGAGAGGCCATTACGACTCCTGAAACCCCAAGCTCTTCACCCTTTTTTTCAAAAGCTCTCAGAAGAGAAGTGCCTTGGTCTTCTGCCCACCATGCAAACTCATAAAGAACTTTAGATTTTCCAAAAACTAGTTCTGAAACCTTCCCAAGAATAAATCCTTTTGGATGAATAAGAACCACACCTTCACTACTTTTGATTAAGTTAACCACAATGTTCATAACTTTGTTGTGGTCGTAGTCTGTATCAACCCAAGGAGACATTCGGTGAAACCGGGCACAGCACTCTGCAATGTGGTTCAGATGGGCTGAACTGGTATTTGCCTCAACTACCTTAAGGGTGGGTTTTTGACTGATAGAAGACGTGCCATCCGAGGAGCTCAAAGGTTTTTCCTTCTGCACTCTCTGAGAATTTAAATTGAATGGCCCTGCCTGATCCTCTAACCTTATTTCTTGTGACAATTACATCTACTCCGGGGTTTCCAGTCCTCGTTGATCCAACACCTGTAGCGTAGTTGCTTGGTGCATTAGGTCGTCTATAGACCTGTACATTTGAGGACCATTTCTTATCTGTTACCACGTCATTGTAGTAGTCCCAACGAGCCTGCATGAACAAGGAGCCTTCACAGTCTGGAGTGTAGACAACAGACCCGTTAGCAACCGAACTTCCTTCGTTTTCAATTGGGTTCATAAATACATTGACAATGGGGGCTTGTTTAGTTCTTGCTCCATCTCCTAGGGTTTCATAACCCGTAATAATATAGGAGTCGTATGTAGTTTTGACAAGTCCTCCACCAGACAAAGTAAGACCACTCCAGTCAGTATATGTCTTGCTTGTAAAGTTAGCAGGCTGAACAACGTACCCATTACTTGTGTCGTAAGAATGTGTCAGAAACTGCATGTACTGAAAGTCAGGTGCATCTGCAATATAGTTTAGATCAATAAAGGCAGAAGCAATATAGTAGTCTTCCTCACTTGGGGGATTAGAAGGGAAAAGATCAGGATCTGGTTGAGATACCTTATATGGATAGAAAGCACCAAGACCAAGATCAAAAAACAACAAGTTTACATAGTACGAATCATACGTAGTGACTGTAGGCGTTGTAGAGGACGGTGGAGAGGGCTTCTGAGATCCTGAGCCTGAACCACCACCCGTAATGTTTTGTTGATACTCAGAGCCGTAGAGCCAGCAGACTTTGTTTCTTGAGGGATCATACACCCCCATAGCTTTTCCTCTACCATCTCCAATAGCATTGTAGAAAGATTTGATTGTGTCGTCAGAAATGTTGGTGCTATCAAACTGACCGGCAATAGTTCCAAACTGCCCAATGCTCTGTTGAATAGCAAAGATACCATTCCGTGACCACCAGAAAATCTGAGATCCTGCACGAACAATTGTACGAGGCCAGTCAGTTCCTTCAGTGCTTACTTTACTGATTGAATACTCAGTTGCACTAAAACCTTGAGAGCCAGACTGAACGTACCACACACCATTGGAGGCAAAGACAAGAACACCATCACCCTGCTCTCGAATTGCTACAATCTCTTCTGCATTAGGAATCTCAATCTGACCACCATCTGTAGCAATCAAGTCAGATATATTTTCTGAGGTAGGGTCTGCTTCCTGAAAACACTGTCCAGCACGTCTACCGTCTTCCAAGGTAGGGCTGAAAAAGACATTTGACTTGTACCCCCAGAACACTCTTCCAGAGGCAAACTCAACGGTCCTAGGACGTGTTGTAAGAGTTTCTGCAGTTAAACCTGCAATACCTGAAACTGCCGATCTGTCCTTGTTAAAATATTCAAGAATAAAGTGTCCACGAGGAGCCCGAGTGTTTCCAAAGAACTGTTTAACAAGACCAGCAGCGTCAAAGTCACCTGTCGTAGGGTCTTTTGATACCCACCAGACTTGAGCATTTGAGGGGTACCTAGAAAACTGTGTAAAGTAGTCGTTGATTGGACCCGTTGTTGTAGGAAAATTATATGAGTATCTTTCGTTCAACAAAGAGAAAGAGTCAATAGATGTTCCCGCACCAGTAGACTGTGGGTTTACCCAACCTTGGTTTCTTAGATTGTAGTTGTGCTCTGCAGTAAGGAATGAAGGCTCTCTGTCTACAGGGATGCTATCATCTACGCCAATAAAATCCCGGATTAGGATCTTAAGAGACGTGACAGAAATAGATGGTCCTGTAGTATCCCACACAACTCTAAGAGGTTCGCAATACTCATGGGCAATAAAGTGCTCGCCCCTACCGTGTGCAAACTCGCAGTGCCTTGAGTCTACATCAGAGTCCGCCGCACCAGAGACCTTATAACTAGACAGATCAAGAGTAACACCAGTGTCGTCGTACTGATTGCTTTCGCCAATCTGATAAAAATAAAGGACACCATCAACCCTTACAACCAACAGGTTCAAGGAGGCGTCCTTTCCTACAGATGTCCAGACATAGGTATCATAGATTGTACCCTTAGCCTGTCTTGTTGATGTAGGGCTTTGCCAAGCACCGCCAGTCTCTTCACCTTTAAGTTCAAGACCAAATCTGCGATCTCGTCTACCGTTCTCACGGATGTCGCAGTTTACTTCATCAATTGTTGCGTTCTCTGGAAACGCAAGAGGGGTTGCCTCGGTAATTAAACCGCGACTAAAGTTATTGTAGAGTTTATTTCCTTGAGCTCTGCTCATCCTAGAAATCTTCTCCGAAGTGGACTCTCATGTACTCTGTAGTCCGTTTATTCGTACAGCCGGGATAGCGACTCCATCCCATCTTGTCGTGCTTCTCAAGCCACTGTATTAGGGCTTTTTCACAATCAGAGTAGTTGGTCCACCTTCCCTGAAGGTCCTTTGCAAGCTTGCCCCCCTTGTATCTTTTAATCTTGAAGAGGGCATCTGCATCTTGCTCTATCATATACTCGGTCATTTTTGAGCTAAGATAGACAGGCTTCTTACTATGTCTTGCCCTTTTAAATTTAGTAGGTTGGGGTTTTGACGTACTTGGTTTGTGTTGTATTCTTTTTAGGACTTTGCGCTTACGAGCGGCCAAAATTCCTTTTAGATGCTTTGTACTCATTATACCTGTGGCTGTTGTTTTGCAGGGTCACTTTCTGACGTCTGGAACGTTGCTCTTCTTTTGAGTTAGCTACACCCTTGTAGTTGATAAAGCAGGCACTCTTTGCTTCAGCAAGAAACATGGGGAAGTAACGATCAGGAAGGTCTGGTGTAAAGGCATCAGTAGGTGTCCAAGTAGGCCACACTTCTGCATATGCCATTGACTTTGCTTCCTGTAAGTTAGAGTCTACAGCAGAGTTAAAGGAATCAAAAACGATATTTTCGTCGTCAAATGTTGTCCAATAGACGGGATGACGGTCATTAAGGATTTTGTACGGGAGGTCCGTACTAATGTCTTTAACAAGAGTCAGGTTTCCTTGAGTTGTGTTTTGAAGGACTATTTCCAAGAACTTTTCAGGAGGCAAGTACTCTACTTCCCGATAGTCTGGAGCAGCTACAGTGCCATTGTTGTACTTGATCCATTTGAAGTGGTCAATAGCATCAGGAACAACAAGAACATTAGGATGATTAGTTGAGTCGCCAGAAGCACTAAGTTTGACAATCTCCATACGAGAACCCATCTCCCAAGAGCCTAGGTTTTCATAGTAAGTTGTCTTTATTTCTTCTGCTACCTGTTGGCTCTCAACCGTGTCACTAATAGAAGCAACCTCTTCTGCATCCATAGCAGACAGAATGTTTTGAGTCATTTCTAAGAGTGTCATTTTCATTTGTTAGTCGAGCTCCAACTGGAGTTTGGTGTTGAGTGCTTTAAAGGCGTAACTAAACTTGTCCTCGTAAGTGTCTCTTTTGTACACATGTACTGACAAACCACCAGCAGCGCTTTCAACAGACCTGCCATTTTTAACACTTTCAACGTAGGCTTCTAGCTCTGTCTTAAACCTGTAGCTCTTGCTGATATTGTAAAACAATAAATGAAGACCAAAGGTTCTCCAGAACTGCTTAATGTGAACAAGTTCGTGTTTAATGGTGTGTTCTTTTACGTCAGACCTGACAAAGGTAATAAAGCCTAGTGCAAAGCCAAGAAGCCTACGAGGTTGTTTTCTGAACAGGTTCTCTGTCCATTGCTTAAATTCTACAATAGGTGTAGAACGAAAGATCACGGCTCAACCCGATCCTTATCTTCTTTTGGTGGGACGTACTTTGTAAGAGCTTCTCGCTTACGACTACGAGCCAAGAGAGACAGAGCCACTCCAAGAAAGACAATGGAGAAACCAAATAGTACAGCAAAGTTAAGCATTACAACCAAACCCTTTCTGGTGTTACTGGGTTAACTTCATAAGCGCTCAGTGCTTCCACCTGCGCCCTTGCTACATCACCAATCAAGCGGATGTTAACGTGCCAACCGGGCTGTGCGGCCATCTCTGGATATTCGTTACCATCAGGGTCCGTCAGCATGTTGCCAGTGGCTTTGTAGATCGTGCCAACCACGTCGATGGCATAGTGATGGGTGTGCTGTACCAGATAGGGATCACC